ACGCCATCGGCATCATAGAAGTGCCTGACCCTGTTGTTATTTACGATGACCGATTCTATTGGGGTGTGGACAATCCCAAACAATTGGAAGACATCACGGTAACTCCAGAGCAAGGTGAGCCTTATGTCCAGCGTGGACTTAAAACCAACTGGATTGCACAGGTCAAGGACACGGCTGGTAAGTTATTGGCTCAGACCGATTGGATGGTGATTCGCAAGGCAGAGCGTGATGTGGCTATCCCTGCGGATACTGTCACCTACAGGGCGGCTGTGGTTGCTGAAGCCAATCGGCTTGAGACTGCAATCACCGCCTGTTCTGATGTTCCAGCCCTTATTGCTGTTGTTTCTGCACAAAATTGGCCTCAAGCATGACCCCAGAACTCCAGAAATACTATGAAGAACGGTTTTCCATGATGGGCATGGAGGGCTGGAAGGATTTAATTATTGATATTGACTCTATGATAGAGTCCATCAATAATATAAGTGTGATTCCTGATGAAAAGACCTTGCAATTCCGCAAAGGAGAACTTTCCATCTTGACTTGGCTGAAAAACTTGAAAGAGATCAGCGAAAAGGCTTACGAGGAATTAAATGAAACGAATTTATGAATTTGTCTGTGAAAATGGACACAAAATTGAACGGTACTGTGATTATGAGGCGCAGTCTGTTCATTGTGAGTGCGGTGGTTCAGCCAGCCGCATCATGAGCGCACCTAGCGTTAAATTGGAAGGATGGTCAGGTCATTTCCCAACTGCTCATATGCAGTTTGACCGTAAACATCGTGAAAAGTTAGCGGCAGAGCGCAAAACCACCACATAAGCAATTAGGCCGTGGTGATCTCCTAGAACCCAAGAGTGGCAGGAAAAAGGAAAAAACAATGTTGATTGATAACCCAGACGAGATGCAAAGTGAATTAGAAGCTGTTGAAAAGCAGAAACTTGAATCCACGATTGAGCAAGCTAGTGATGACATTCCCGACAAGTATCGGGGCAAAGAACTGTCAGACATTATCAAGATGCACCAAGAGGCTGAGAAGCTGATTGGTAAACAGGCTCAAGAGGTAGGTGAAGTTCGCAAATTGGCAGATGAACTCATCAAGCAGAACCTTGCTGGAAAGTCTCAACCTGTTAAAGAGGAAGAACCTGAAGTAGATTTCTTTGAAAATCCACAGGCGGCAGTTCGTAAGACTGTAGACAGTCATCCTGATGTTCTAGCGGCTAGACAAGCGGCTATGGACTTCAAGAAGATGCAGATTCAGCAAAAGTTGGCGGCTGAACATCCTGACTTTGCTCAGATTGTTCAAGACCAAGACTTTGCGAATTGGGTGAAATCTTCACCTGTTCGTATTGGCTTGTACGCAAAGGCTGATGGTGAATTTGACTATGACAGCGCAAACGAATTGCTCAGTACATACAAGCAGTTAAAGGGTGTCAAGGCTAAACAGACAAGTGATGCGGGGGAAACTCAGCGCAAAACAAATCTCAAGGCGGCATCAGTTGATGTTGGTGGTACTGGTGAATCAGGAAAACGAGTCTATCGCAGGGCTGACCTTATTCGGCTGAAAATGCAAGACCCGAACCGATACGATGCTTTAAGTGAAGAAATCATGGCGGCATACGCAGAGGGTCGAGTCAAGTAACTTAACTTTTGATCTTATTGGAGATACAACATGGCAACATCATTTTCCCCTAGTAACTCAGTTACTACCACCACAGCGGCTAATTTCATCCCTGAAATTTGGTCAGACGAAATCGTAGCCGCATACAAGAAAAACTTGGTCATGGCTAATTTGGTCATGAAGATGAACTTCAAGGGCAAGAAAGGTGACACCGTTCACATTCCTGCACCTACTCGTGGTTCTGCTTCTGCCAAAGCCGCTGAGACAGCAGTCACTTTGATTGCCGCTACTGAGTCTGAAGTCCAAGTGTCTATCAACAAGCACTATGAATATAGCCGCTTGATCGAAGACATCGTGGAAGCCCAAGCATTGAACTCTATGCGTCAGTTCTATACTGGTGACGCTGGTTACGCTTTGGCTCGTCAAGTTGATACCGACTTGATTCAGTTGGGTCGTTTGGCTAACGGTGGCTCTACTGGTGCTCAATACGGTTCTGCCTACATTGGCGGTGACGGTACAACCACCTTTGACTACACAGCTAACACCAATACTGGTAACGCTTCTGCTCTGACTGATGCGGCTATTCGTCGCACTATTCAGCGTTTGGATGACAACGATACTCCTATGGACAATCGTTTCTTCATCATCCCTCCATCAAGCCGCAACACTCTGATGGGTCTGGCTCGTTACACCGAACAAGCATTTGTCGGTAATGGCGATGCTATCCGCAATGGTGAAATCGGTAACCTGTATGGTATCCCTGTGTTCACTTCCAGCAATGCTGACTCAGCATCTGCTACATCTACATACCCTGCATCTGGCTCTGCCATTGCTCGTGTCTGCTTGATGGGTCACAAGGACTCTATGGTTCTGGTTGAGCAAGTTGGTGTGCGTTCACAAGTTCAGTACAAGCAAGAATACCTTGCCACCCTGTTCACAAGTGACACTCTGTATGGCGTAGCCGCCTTGCGTAGTGCCGCTTCTACTGGTGCGGCTAAGTCTTCTTCCATGTTTGCCTTGGTTGTTCCTAGCTAATTGCAGTTGCCCCCTCGCCTAACGGTGGGGGGTCTTTTTTAATCTAATTAGGAGGAATCAAAAATGGCAAGCGCAACATCAGTTGTAACACGCAGAGGTAATGACCAGTTTCGTGGTTTGTTCTCTGACACATGGGCAGTCACTTGCACATTGGATGCAGGTTCTCTTGTTGATGGTGCTGGTGAGACAGATGATGTAACAGTTCCCGGTGTTGCTTTGGGCGACATGGTAATTGGTGCATCTTTGGGTGTTGATTTAGTTGGTTTGACTGTGACTGGTTATGTCTCAGCCGCTAATACCGTCAAATTCCGCATTCAAAACGAGTCAACCGCAACTGTCAATTTGGCATCTGCCACCATGAAGATCGTTATTGTTCGCATGGTGTAACGAATGGGGGGCTAGTCCCCCCTTTCTCATTTAAGGGGTTTTATGGCTACTTTTCGTTGTCTTCAGTCTGGTAACACCGTGACTTTCACCTTGCAACATGACATTGATTCCATGAAAGGACATCAAGGCTATGTAAGGGTTGATGAAACAGAAGTAACCACAAAATCTGTAGAATCAGAAACTAGAACAGATACCGCCTTTCGTGCGCCTGTCATCCCCACAATTAAACGTATGGGAAGACCCAGAAAGGTAGCAAATGTCTGACATTGATGCAAGAGACTTTGGCAAACTCGAAGCTCAAGTAGAAGCTCTCCAAAAAGAAATGCACGTTCTAAGTGCAGACGTAAAAACTCTCTTGGAGATGGCAAACAAATCTAAAGGCGGCTTGTGGGTAGGGATGTCCTTGGCCTCCTTTGGCGGTGGTTTGGTTACTTTCATTGCAGATAGGATTTGGAAATGAAAACTTCCCCTAAGTCTCCCAAAACAGCCCCTAAAAAGGGTGTTCCCGTAACTGTCATGGTGGCTATTGGCAAACCAAAAATGGCTATGCCCAAGCGTGGTCAGCGCACAGCTACCAACATGATGAAAAAATCTTCAAGAGGTAAATAATGTCATCTTTAAGCGACCCAATCACACTCCTGAGCGCAGTTGGCGCAACTGGCGCATCTAAAGCTGTTCAAGTTGATGCTGGTCAACCAGCTTTCTTGCAAGTTTCAGGCATCACATCTGCTACTGTTGCCTTGCAAGGTAGTCTTGACGGCACTAATTGGTCAACCATTGGCACAGCATTGACTGCTAACGGCTTGATTACTGTGCAAAACTCGCCAAAGTATTTGCGGGCTAACTGTACAGTTTATGTTTCTGGCACGATTACAGCCAAAATCATGTACTAAGGAGAAACCCTATGAAGATGACTAAATCTGCCAAAAAAGTGAAGAAAGTCATGGGCGAGTACAAAGAAGGCACTTTGCATTCTGGCAAAGGTGGCAAGGTTGTAACCAGCCAAAAACAGGCAATTGCCATTGCTTTGTCTGAGGCTGGTAAAGCCAAGAAAAAGACAAAGAAGATGTAATATGAAGACTCCTACTTGGCAGACAAAAGCTGGTCAAAATCCTAAAGGCGGCTTGAATGCCAAGGGCAGAGCCTCTTATAATGCGTCAACTGGTGGCAACTTGAAGCCTCCAGTTAAGTCGGGGGACAATCCTCGCAGAGCAAGTTTCTTGGCTCGCATGGGCAATATGGCTGGTGCTGAGTACAAGGATGGTGAACCGACAAGACTGCTTCTTTCGCTAAAGGCTTGGGGTGCTAACTCCAAGGCTGACGCAAAGGCAAAAGCTAAAGCTATATCCGCAAGGAACAAAGCAAAGGCTGGAAGCAGATGACATACTTAGAACTTGTTAACGATGTGCTGGTTAGGTTGCGTGAGTCAACCGTTTCAACCGTTTCTGAAACATCATATTCAGCCCTGATTGGTAAGTTTGTCAACGATGCAAAGCGTCAGATTGAAGATGCTTACGCTTGGAACATCCTTGGCACTACCATCACCCTGTCAACAACATCAGGCACATACTCTTATGCCCTGACTGGTTCAGGTCAAAAGTTTCAAGTCCTTGATGTGCTGAATGTGACCAGCAATCTCAGGATGAAGAACATTGATTTTGCAACCATGAACAGGTTTCAGAATTTCTCTACTCCTGTCAACGGTATTCCAGCCTATTACGCCTTTGATGGCGTGAATGGTAGCTACGACACCAAGGTAACGCTTTACCCTCGTCCTGATGGCGTTTACAGCATTCCTTTCAGCCTTACCGTCCCACAAGCCACATTGTCAAGTGACTCAACTGTTGTGCTTGTGCCTGATGTGTTGGTTGTTCAGAATGCCTATGCTCGTGCATTGGTTGAGCGTGGTGAGGATGGTGGTTTAACATCATCTGAGGCTTATGCGTTGTACAAGGCGATGTTGTCAGACTACATTGCTTTGGAAGGAACACGCTACCCTGAGAATCAGGAGTTTGTAGCGATATGAGCCAAGCAATCCAGACATACAGCATTTCAGCACCGGGCTTTTACGGTCTGAACACACAGGATAGTCCTTTGGACTTGAATGCTGGATTTGCTTTGGTTGCGACAAACTGCATCATTGACCAGTATGGTCGTATTGGTTCACGCAAAGGCTGGTCAAGAGTCAATCCATCTTCAGGAAACCTTGGCGCAAACGATGTCAAGGTCATTCATGAGTTGGTTCAAGCTGATGGCACTTACACCGTCTTGTTTGCTGGTAACAACAAGTTATTCAAACTTGGCTCAAGCAATGCAGTTACAGAGTTGACCTATGGGGGTGGGGGTACAGCCCCAACCATCACAGCAAGCAATTGGCAATGTGCATCCTTGAATGGCATTACCTATTTCTTCCAGTCTGGTCATAACGCTTTGATCTATGACCCTGCTGTTAGCACTACGACATATCGCAGAGTTAGCGAGAAGACTGGTTATCAGGCAACAGTTCCTGATGCCAACACTTGCATTTCTGCTTTTGGTCGTTTGTGGGCGGCAGATACAACATCGAACAACGCTACTGTTTACTTCAGCGATTTGATCTCAGGCCATGTTTGGTCTACAGGTACTGCTGGTAGCCTGAATGTGAACAATGTTTGGGTCAATGGTGCTGACCAGATTACTGGTTTGGCGGCTCATAACGGCTTCTTGTTTATCTTTGGCAAGCGTCAAATCTTGGTCTATCAAGGCGCAACAGACCCATCTACTATGTCATTGAGTGACACGGTTGAGGGTATTGGTTGCATTGCCAGAGACAGCATTCAAACCACCAGCACCGATGTGTTGTTCTTGTCCAACTCTGGTGTCAGATCGTTGATGAGAACAATTCAAGAGAAGTCAGCACCAGAGCGTGACTTGTCAAAGAACATCCGCAATGACTTGATGTCAGTTATTGCTGGTGAAACATTGGCTAATGTGAAGTCAGTCTATTCAGAGCGTGAGGCTTTCTATTTGCTGACAACTCCAAGCATTGATGCTGTGTGGTGCTTTGACACTAAGGCTTATCTGCCTGATGGTTCTGCTCGTGTGACTACTTGGGACTCGATTGCGCCAAAGTCTTTCTTGTCTCGCAGAGATGGTAGTTTATACATTGGGAAGAATGGCTATATTGGTTTGTATAACACTTACCAAGACTACGATACAGCTTATCGTATGTTGTATTACACGAATCATGCTGATCTTGGCAATCAGAACCAGACTTCAATCCTGAAGAAGTTGTCCATTGTGGTGATTGGCGGTAGTAATCAGACCGTTACATTCAAGTGGGGTTTTGATTTCAAGACCAACTACTTGTCTGACAACGATACCATTCCAACACAAGGCGAGTCCTATTATGGGATTGCTGAGTATGGTGCTAATGCCACAACAGTTGCTTACTACTCTGATGGTGTTGCATTGCAAACATTGGTAGTTTCTGCAACAGGTGCTGGAAAAGTTGTGCAAACAGGTTATGAATCAGATATTAATGGAACTGCATTGTCTATTCAGAAGATTGAGATTCAAGCCAAACAAGGCAAGATAAGTTAAAGGAAGATCATGAGTGATTACACCAAGAGCACGAATTTTGCAAGTAAAGACAATCTGTCTTCTGGCAATCCATTAAAGATTGTCAAAGGTACTGAGATTGATACTGAGTTCAACAACATTGCAACCGCCATTGCCACCAAAGCGGATTTAACAAGTCCAACATTTACTGGCACTCCTACATTGCCCACAGGAACAATTGCCACTACGCAAAGTGCTGGTAATGACACCACAGCCGTTGCAACAACTGCATTTGTTCAAGCGGCATTGAGTGCTTTGTTTCCTGTTGGTTCAATTTACATGAACTCGTCAGTTACTACAAATCCTGCGACATTGTTGGGGTTTGGTACTTGGACTGCATTTGGTGCTGGTCGTGTTCCTGTTGGCTACAACGCAAGCAATTCATTGTTTGACACGCTTGAGGAAACTGGTGGTAGTGCAGATGCAATCAATGTAAGCCACACTCACACGGCAACATCAACAGATGCTGGTCATACTCATACATATCCAGTTGGTGATGGCTACTACAACACGGCAGTCTCTCCTGCAATTCCAACAAATACATATTCAAGCAGACAGAATACGACAAATTCGACTGGTTCTTCAACTGCAAGCATTACGACAACCATTGATTCTACTGGTTCTTCTGGCACTAACGCCAACTATCAGCCTTACATCACAGTTGCGATGTGGAAGCGTACAGCATGATGTTGCAAGACCCTGAATATCGCATCACTCATCACTTTAGTGATGGTCTGTATGCCAAGGAGTCATTCTTCACAGCAGGAATGTCTATCATGAAGCATACGCATAACTTCAGCCATCTGTCTATCTTGGCTCATGGCAAGGTTGCGGTATTGCGTGGGACTGAGATTGATATTGTTTCTGCACCAGCTTGTATTGAGATTGAGGCTGGTGTTACTCATGGCGTAAAAGCCATTACTGATTGTGTTTGGTTTTGCATTCATGCCACAGACGAGAAAGATGCGTCTAAAGTGGATGAGATTTTGATTAAAGGGGATTGATATGCCGTGGATTGCCGCTGGTGCTAGTTTACTTGGTGGTTATATGCAGGGAGAGGCGGCTAAAAGTGCCGCCAATACTTCTGCTGATGCACAACTTAAAGCGGCTCAACTTGCCGCTGAAGAAGCTCGTTTTCGTCCTGTTGGCGTAACAACTCGATTTGGTCAATCTAACTTCCAGTTTGACCCATCTGGTCGCCTGTCTGGTGCTGGTTACACCGTAGCACCTGAGATGCAAGCCTATCAAAACCGTTTGATGGGTTTGGCTGGTCAGGGCTTGACTCAAGCTGAAATGGCTCAACAGCAGTATCAGCCTTTGACTGGTGCGGCTACTGGTTTGTTCAACTTGGGTTCTCAGTACCTACAGCAGACTCCTCAACAGGTTGCACAGCAATATATGCAACAGCAACAGGATTTGCTTGCACCTAGCCGTGAGCGTCAGATGGCTCAACTGCAAAACCAGTTGTATCAGACTGGTCGTGGTGGTTTGTCTGTTGGTGCTACTGGTATGCGTCCTAGCGGTGCGGCTGGACTTGGTGCTACTACACCTGAAATGGAAGCCTATTACAACGCATTGGCTCAACAAGACTTGCAGTTGGCTAATCAGGCTCAACAGGCTGGTCAGCAAAATGTTGCGTTTGGTGCTGGATTGTTTGGTCAGGGTTCTAACTTGCTGAATCAGTACCAAGTTGGTCAAGTTGGTGCTTTGTCACCGTTCCAAAGCTACTTGCAGACTACTCAAGGTATTGAGTCTTTAGGTCAGCAACCTTTGGCTTTGGGTTCTGAGTTGGGTGGTCGTGCATCGACTGCTGGTGCTAATGCTGGTCAGTTCTTGAGCAGGGCTGGTACAACTGCGGCAATTACTCGACAAGCTGGTGACTATGGAAGTGGTTTAGGTGGTGCGTTGCAAGCATTTGGCAACTCGCCTATGGCTGGTCAGATTGGAACAGAAGTAGGCAATCGACTTGGCAACTGGTTAAGTTCATTTGGTACGCCAGATGGTGCGGCTGGATACAACATAAGTCCAGAGCAGTTTGGTGCTTACTACGGTCAAGTTTGATAAGGGGCAATCATGGCATTAGATTACGCAGGACTATTCGCAACTCCAGATCAGTATCAGCTTGCCCAACAACAAGCACAACAAGCTGAAGCGGCTAAATACGCCCAACTTGACCCTAGGGCGCAAGCACAGTATGGCTTCTACCGTGGTGGTCAACAATTGACCAATGCCATTGGTGGTGCTTTGGGTATTGAAGACCCACAGTTGAAAATCATTTCTAACAGACAGACATTGGCTAGTCAGTTAGACCCTACCAATCTTGATTCATACAAAGCTGTTGCACAAGCGGCAATGGATGCTGGAGATCAACCGTTTGCGATGGCTATTGCTGATGCTGGTAGGCAAGCCGCTATTCAGATTTCACAAGCCAATAAAGAGCGTCAATTAGCCGTTCCTGCCGACATTCAAAAGGCTCAATTTATTGGTCAGTTGCAAGATAACCTTGCACAACTTAATGCACTACCACCATCTGCTGAAAGAGATCGTGCAATCAATATTCTTTCAAGCCAACTCAAGGCATTGACACCAGCAGATAAGACTGGTGGGGCTATTGCTGTGCCATTGCAAGTGGCGGCAAGACTTTCTGAGATCGCAAAACTTCAGTCAACCTTGAGTCCTGATAGTCAAGAGTACAAACTTCTTGATATTGAGAAAACTCAATTGCAAAAACCTGAGAAGCCTGAGAAGCCAGAGGCAAGACCGTCTGTTGGTAGCGACAGAGAGGGTATTGCCTTGGAGTTGTTCGGCAAGAATTTCTATGATCTTGACCAAACACAAAGAGCAACAGTCAATGCAAAAGCAGATGCTCAGTCTGAGAAAAAAGCGGCACAAACCGCACCCAAAATTCAAGTTGACCTTAAAGACCCAACTGCTGTAGCAAAAGCTGGTCTTGATGTGATGGGTAAATGGGAGGCATTCTTAAAGTCTGGTGGTGATGTTGAGGTTGCCAATAGATTCAAATCAGTTCAATCGGCAGTTGCAATGGCTAACGCTGGAAACCCAACTGCTGATGGTGCAATTTTGTATGGCATTGCCAAGATGTATGACCCAACTGGCTCAGTTTTAGAGGGTGATAAAAAATCCGTCACAGGAAATCCAAACATCCCAACTAGATTTAAGTTGTTTGTTCAAGGTGTACTTGAGGGAGGTTCTTTTACACCACAACAGCGTAAAGACTTGTTGAATATCGCAAATGAGATTGTTAAAAACAGAGAAAGCCAACTCAATGTCTATCGCAAACAATACATCAATAAGAACAAGGCTTTGGGTGGAGTTGATGAAGACATCCTGAACCCATATCAAGGTTTGAATAGACCACCATTGAGTGAATTGCAGATTACTCGCAACCCTAGAGGGAGACAATAAAAATGGCAACAGGTGAAGTAAAAAAAGTAACCATTGACCGTGAAGCCGCAAGAGCCGCTGGTTATTCTGATGCTGAAATTGACCAGTATGAGACAACAGTCAACACATACTCTCCAACAGTCATGGGTCAACAGCGAGAGCCTGAGACTCAAAGATTGCGTAGTTTGTTGCAAGGTGCAACATTCAAGTCTGCTGATGAAGCTGAAGCATATCTAAGATCACTCAAGGGTGAGAACTATGATGAAGCCCTGAAAGACATTCGCCTGAAGATCAAGAACTATGAGGCTTCAAGACCAGTCGAGGCTGGAACTTTTGAAACAGTTGGAAACATCCCTACAGCAGTTGCTCTCACAATGCTTACAGGCGGTGCTGGAGGCTCTACAGCAGTTCAATCATTCTTCCCCAACATCGCAAGAATTGCTGGTGCTGGTGCTATGCAAGGCACTTTGACAGGTGTTGGTGGTGCAGAGGGTGATGCTTACAGCCGTTTGACTGGTGGTGCTATTGGCGGCACTACAGGCTTCCTAACTGCACCAGCGACATACTTGGGTCTTAAAGCTGTTGGTGGTGCTGTTCTTGACCCAATGCTTGACTTCACAAGACGCAAACTTGGTGACCGTGGCGCAAAGATTGTTGAGACTGAAGTCCAGCGAATCCAAGAGCAAACAGGTTTGTCGCCAGACGATATTGTTCAAAAGATTGCCAATGGCGAGATCATGGCTGAGAACCCCAATATATTGGGCATTGTCAGGGCTTACGCTTCTGGTGGTGGTGACGCTTCTAGAACAATTCGTGAGGCATTAACCAGAAGACCAACTGAATTACGCAACAAGACAGTTGAGCAAATTTCAGCAGAGTTGAATGCTGGAACAGAGCCTAATGTCCTGAAGAAGTTTGCACAGTCTGAGGTCGAGAGAACAAAGGCTAGAAACGATCTTTATACAAGTGCATACAGCCAAGGTGCTGTAATCACAGAAGATATGTTGACTGCTCTGACAGATGCAATGCAACGATCTCCTAGTGCTTATGACTTGATTAACAAGTTGTCTCAAGCACAACTAAAGACAAAGCCATTCTTCACGATGAATGAGGCTGGTGAAGTGACATTCATCAGACCGCCAACCATCAAGGACATGGAGATTGCAAGGCGTGGTCTTAAAGCCGACATCAATAGAAAATACAGTACTGCTGGTGAGGGTGACATTGCCAAGGAGTTGCAACCTTATGAAGAAAAACTTAGAAGTTTGATTGATGATGCTTCAGCATCAGTATGGTATGCAAGATCACAGGCGGCAAGTGACAAACTGACTACAAGGGCATTCAATGATGGAAAGTTAGCCTTTGGCAAGAGTCCAGATCAAGTTCAAATTGAGTTTGAAAAGTTGATGTCTGCAAGCCCTGAAGCTGTTTCAGCTTATCGTGCTGGAATCATGGCTCAATTGCGTAACAAGATGAGCATGGGTGGTCGTACATCCATGATGGCTAACTTGGAGAATGCTGAAACCAAAGAGGGTCAGATTCTTAGAATCATCTATCCACAAGATAAAGTGGATAACATTATCCAATTGGCTAAAGTGGCTTCTCAATCTCAAAAAGCCGCAAATAAAGTCTTGGGTGGTTCAGATACTGCTCAAACATTGATGGAATCTAAGAACATTGGTTTGAGAATCTCACCAGAAGAAGTTGGTGCTGTTTTCTCTGGTGATGCGTTTACAACCATGAGAGTTGCCGCAAAGATTGTTGAAAAGAATGCACCTAAATTGAATCCAGAGCAAAAGCAACAAGTTGCACGAATTCTGGTTTCTGAAGACCCTGCATTGGTATCCAATGCTTTGCGTGACCAGAGTGGTATGGCTATTCTTCAAAAGAGATTGCAAGTGCTTGGTGACAGGTTTGCCAGAACATCTGGCGGTCTTCTAACCCCTAAAGCCGCAACCTCATTGCAACAGTTCTTGACGCAATAAAGGAAGAACCAAATTGACCCAATCACCATATGCCTCATGGCGGCTGGTCTGCTCAAGAACATCCAACAGGGTGTTGAGCAGTACAAGATGGCTAAAGAGTACATCGTTGAAGTCAAGAAGACTGCTAACGATGTTGTGGCAATTGGTAAAGAGGTCAAAGGATTCTGGTCTTTATTGGCTAAGTTCTTTGGTGGTAGCCCCAAGCCTAAAGTTGCAAAGCCTGTTGCAAAGGCTAAGAAGCCTGAAGTTGTTGCTATTGAAGAAACTCAGATCAAGGCAGACATCGTAAAAAACCTGACTGAGTTCTTCAAGTTGCAATCTCAGCTTGAGACTCACATTAGGGAAGCTGAAGAACGAGCCAGAACCGTTGTGTTTGCTGATGATGTGAACCTGATGGAAGAAGCCTTGAACAGAGTCTTGGCACAACAGGAGATGGATAAATTGGTTGTTCAGATTCGTGAGTGCATGGTCTATGACGCACCTCCTGAGATGGGTGCGTTATACAGTTCTGTATTCAAGATGAGAGACACTATTGCGGCAGAACAGGAAAAGGCAAGAAAGAAAAGAGATGCTGAATCATGGCTACGCAAAGAGGAGGAAAGACTCCAGCAAGAAAAACTGGTGTATCTGTTAATCAGTATCCTATTCCTCCTGTATACATGGATGCTAATCGGGTTCGTCGCCAAGATTGGGAAAGCGTGATGGGATGGATTGCCGCTTGTGTGCTTGTGATTCTGCTACTTCCGATCATGGGAATGCTTCTCTTGGAAACTTTAGAGGCAAAGCACGAGGTCAAGGCTCAAGTTGAAAAAGTTGAGCGTTTGCGTAGAGAGATTGAGAAAACAGAAAGGAAGAAGAACCGTGACAAAGAGCCTGTTAATTTTGATGACAATCCTGTTTTTGACAGGGTGCGAAGACCGCTTTCGTTATCCATGCCAAGACCCAAAGAATTGGAGTAACGAAGAATGCAAACCCCCAATCTGTACCGCTACAGGTACTTGTCCTGAAATGTTAGTCAAACCAGAGGAGAAAAAGTAATGGCAACCATTGGATATAAACCCAACAATAGGCTCACCGCTGATGAGATTGAGGTCAGAGTATGGGCTTTCGTGATCGTGGTCTTGGTGACCATTCTGTTGGCTTCTATGGCTATGTTCTTGTACTCTGTTTCATTCGTGACTCAGCCCATGAACGGTGCTATGGCGGCAATTGACAAGGTTTACACCCAACAGATCAGCACCATCATGGTGTTCATTACTGGTGTTCTGGGTGGTGTGGCTGGTCGTTCTGGCGTGAAAGCAATTGCCAATGCAACAGCCAAGGCTGAAGCAACTGACAATGATGAGCCTCCAGCACCATGAGCCTATTCAATCCTTGGGTCATCTTGAGCATCGTGTTTGCGGTGCTTTCATCCTTTGGAGGCGGTTACTACAAGGGCAAGCGTGACGAGGTGACTCGTCAACAGCTTGAGATTGCAGAATTGAATGCTCAAGCCCGACAAAAAGAACAAGCCCTAGTCTCCGCTATCCAAACCCAAGCAACTCAACTCACGAAAGCAAACAATGATGCAAAAATGGCAAAGCAAAAGCGTGATGCTGACATCGACTCTGGTGCTCTCAAGTTGCGGCTTCCTGTCAAAGCCGCCAACTGCCCCATATCAACCCCCACAGATACCCCCACTCCCGCAGGAGATAATTCAGGAGAAGCAACAGCCGAACTTGACAGAGAGACTTCTAAAGCTCTTATCGCCATCACAGAAGACGGAGACAGGGCAATCAGGCAACTAAACGCTTGTGTTGATGCCTATAACGAGGTGTACAAAACTTTGAATGGAAAGCCATGACAATCTACATTCCACTCCTATACATTTGCATGGGGGTGAAATGTGGCTTTTTCCAGTCAGAGAATTACACCCTTGACAGCCAGAACTGCGAACAAGAGATACAACAAAAAAAAGACCAGTACACAAAAGAAGGTGCAAAGGTCGAGGCAATATGTGTAGATATTGAAATCAACAAACAAAAGGAAAGAAATGAACACAGACCAATTGGCAAAAATCCTAAAGATGAAACCATCTAAAGCTGGTGAATGGATTGACGCAATCAACGTAACATTTGAAAAGTTTGACATCTCAACACCTGAGCGTCAAGCCTGTTTCTTAGGCCAATGCGCCCATGAATCTGCTGGTTTTACAGCACTGTCAGAGAACCTGAACTATTCTGCATCTTCATTGTGTCGTGTCTGGCCTAAACGGTTTCCTACCGTGACTGATGGTCAGAACTACGAGCGTAATCCTCAGAAGATTGCCAATAAAGTCTATGCCAATCGCATGGGCAATGGCGATGAGGCATCAGGTGAAGGTTGGGCTTATCGTGGTCGTGGACTCATCCAATTGACTGGTAAATCGAACTACGAGGCTTGTGGTGAGGCTATTGGTGTTGACTTGGTGTCTAACCCTGATTTGGTATCTACGCCTGAATATGCGGCTTTGACTGCTGGTTGGTTCTGGGACAAGAATCACCTAAATAAGTTTGCTGACGCAAATGACATGGAAGGTCTGACCAAGAAAATCAATGGTGGCACTCACGGCATTGAAGACCGTGTTGCTAGGACTCAGCTTGCTCTGGATATACTTTCAGCGTAAGAGGATTCTTGCAATAGTGTTTAGGGGTGAGGTGTTCATACAAGATCACCTCCCCACATTTCTGGCATAACCAAGCAACACCCATCACAACATCAGTTCTACGGTCACCTCTTAGACCTTTACTTCTGCCATAAAAAGTGTTGATCTTGACTATCATTTTGGCTTTGCCTTGCTAAATACGGTGAAGTCCTGACGCTTTCTAAGTCCCCTGTTCCTGAGTTCTGTAGATGCGGCATTCAAAGCCTTGTTCTGACGCTTTGCCTTGGGGTCTGTAGTCCACAAACTTGGCTCGTTGATGGACTCAAATGCTGACTTAACTTTTTCCATTTTTTGATTTGCTTCTTAGTGGTTGAATGCCAAAAGTTTCGGTGTGTTTGATCTGCTCTCTACGCTTTTGACCATTGATTTTGCCATTGTTTATTTTTACCAGTTGCTTATCCTTTGTCCAGATAGATGCGCCTGAAAAGTCAAATGCTGATTTGGGTTGTGTCATGTATCAATCTCTTGGTGGTGTGCAAGTGTGAATGTCGTTTGTGCGTTTGCCGCATCGTGGACAGAAGTTTTGCTCTGTGCGCTGTGGCGGTTCATCTTCAAATAAATGTTGTGCTCTAAGTCTTGCTGAATATGGAGCGGATTCAATTTTTGCAACAACATCAACACCCCCAAGCAACCTAACCATTTCATTCATGGCTGTAATTGCTATTCCACGTTGAGTGGCAACATCTTGGTCTTCAATAAATGTTTGATATAGCAATGTGATTGCTTCTTCAATTTTTGGGATGTTCATGTGTTGAGTTCCTTGAGTTTGGCTTCAATCGCTGTGAACACTTCATCATCTGATTTGTGATCTAGCCATGAACTGAATTTCTTTTTATCGTGATGGTCAAGCCCTACCCATGTGCGCTGTGGTGGGTGGGTGTAGTAACGCTTGAGCATCCAATCCATCACCCTGCGAGACACAAACTCCCGTGTGTTTTCGTATATCTCTTGCTCAAGGTCTTCTAATGTCGCCACAGGCTCTTGCTCAATCTCTTGACCTAGACGCTGGACATTTCGCAGGGCTTCTTCTTGAATGGCTTTGCGCAGGGATGTGATGGCTTCATCGCATTGTTCTGCAATTCGAGCTGTTGCTTTGCTGTGAGCGTAATGCCAAACAAAACGATTTGATTTTTCCAACGCCTCAAGCGCCTGTTTCAATACTTCAATCATGCCGCCATCCTTTGCATCATGTCTATGTTGAATTTTCTTTCTCTGCTCTTTGCTTGACGCTGTGCCGCAGTCATCTTCTTACGCTGTGCATCACGGTGTTCACCGATCTTGTAAACCTTGATGGCATCCCTGCCACGGCTGTCTTTCTCCCAAGCGCAGATGTAAGCCGCACCAGCTGCATGAAGTTCTCTAGCGTACTGAAGCACCGTGACATAGTGCAAACCTGTTTGCTCTGCTAGTTCATGGCAAGTGTAGACACCATCAAGCATCAGCTTGATTAGTTGGGCTTGACAGATTGCGTTGATCTTGATGATCTTCTTACCTTTGTGGCTTGGGGGAGTCATGCTTGTTCTCCCCTTGCTCTGATGGCATCGGCACATTCGCTTGCCCCCTCACCCATGAATTCATATCTACCTTGTACATCTATCCAAGATAAGTAAAAACTGTCACAGATTTCTGCACAGGCTTCACGCTCTTTGGCGGCTACCAGTTTGGCAAAGTCACTTAGTTTTGCCATGATGATTGGCGCAACCAAGCTATCAGGCCAATCAGCCTGTCTAGCCATCTCAATGATTTCATCTTGTGTCATGTCTTCATATTCCTCACAAAAATTGCAAAACTTGCAGTCGTATCCAGACCGAATGGCTCTCTGAACTTCTCAATCTCTTGAGCCACTTCTTCAATCACCATATTGCGGTATGGGTTCAACGACTCGATGTCAATCGTCTTGAGTTCTTCAATCTGCTTCTTGCGGTTCAAAGAATCACTCATTCTCAAACCTCTCTAGTTCATTGATTATTTTGTATAGCCTGAAGATTCTTTGCTCGTTGTAGTTCACGATGGCTTGTGAATACTCGACAGATGTCTCCGCTTGCAACTTGGCAAGCTGTGCCTCTATCAACTCTTTCTGAGCCATCTCCAAAGGGGTTTTGGCTCTCAAAAGGTCTTTCACATATTTGATAGTTAAGTCTCGCCAGTTCATTTTTTCTTTCGTTGTGTTGCAATGAGGACTCTTTCAATTTTCTGGATTCTTTCTTTTGTCGTGAATCTGTGTTCATTGGCGCATCTGTATCGTCTGTAGACATCACCGTTCTTTCTATTTCTTGTCTCAAGGGTGCTAACCCATTGGTCGCAAACAGGGCATTTCACTATTTTTCTTCCCTGTACAGTAGGTACAACACAAACCCGATACACACTAATACTCCCAATATCGAGCCGAAAATCCCTGCTAAGAACACTAAGAGGACTGTTTCGTACATTTGGCTTTTCCTTTTCTGTTGAATCAAAATACATCAAGGCAAGTGAGCAAAGCACAGCAACCATGATGGCATTCCAGACTTTCACTTTGATGCCGCAATCACTTCAATCTCAAGGTCTTTGATTCTGTCCTTGAGGATTTCTATTTCTTCCTCCATGCCGCTGATCTTCTTCTCTAAGCGTTGTCTGCTCAAAGTCTCAGCCCTGCACCAGCCAATCAAGGCGGCTTCATCAGCTACCTTGGTGATGAGTTGAATGATCTGGTCACGGCTCATGAAGCCACCGACAATGCCTTTGGCTGGTGCTATGCGTGTCACCAAGTCTTGAAGTTCTGATTGGAAACTCATTTCACCAACTCCTTAACAATCTCAATGATGAAAGGAATGGACACGATCAAGCCAATGATGGTGGCTTGCATTGCTTCTTTAATTGTCATCTTCATTCTCCTCACAAAGTTCACAGGGTGGGTGGTCAGGGTCACGGCAATCTGGGTGAGCACCAAGGTTGAGTTGGTACTGTCTACGGTGGAAGTCCTCCCACCGCATCTCATCTGCATCAAGTTCGTCTATTGGCATGGGGTTCCTTGATTGGCTTTACGAGAATCCATCTTTGCATTCACTTCAAACTGTTTGCTTGAAGCACATTTAACGCAACGAAACTCAACTCGCTCTTGTTTGAAATCAGACCAGTTAACAGACATTGGGGTTCTGAGCATATTGCGTCCACAAGCTGTCTTTGATGCCCATCCAGAGCCAGACTTGTTGAGGTGTGTAACTCGCATTTGAATCTCCTAAGTGCGTTGTTGATGTTGCCAATCATACAGAAGTTGATTAGGTAGTCATACAAGAATTATTTAATCCCCCTTGTTTTACTAGGTTATTTAATCAGGTGTTGATTGACCAGCAAGTCAAATGTCTCTAGAATCCATCCCCTATGAACACACAAACCATGCAACTCATTGATTCAATTAGGGAAAAGGCTGAAAAAGCTGGCTTCACCATCACAGATGTGGCTAGGCAAGCTGGTCTTGACCCCTCTCAGGTCAGCCGTTACGCCACAGGAAAGACCATACCATTGGTCACCTCGATCAAACGGCTGGAAGAATCGGTAGATTCCCTTGTCCAGAGCCGCCTACAAGCCTTGCAAGGGGGTCAAAATGACTAAGCGCACCTTGGGTATTGATGTCGGCTTGAACGGTGCTATTGCCTTGGTTCAGGACGGTGAACTCATTGGTGTTGTAGATATGCCAACAGTCACCCTTGACCGCAACGGTAAAGCCAAGCGTCAGGTGTCAGTCCCAGAACTGGTCGAGATCATCAAGCAATTTGACCCTGATGAAGCATTCACCGAACGCGTTTTCGCAATGGCAGGGCAGGGGGTAACAAGCGTCTTTAGCTTCGGCCGTAGCCTTGGTGTCGTTGAGGGAATCCTTGGCGCATTACGCATCAAGAACACATTGGTCACACCTCAAACATGGCAAAAGGGAATCAATGTCACCAATGGCAAAGACGGGTCAAGAGCCAGAGCAATGGAGTTGTTCCCTGAGCAGATGGCACTTTTCAAACGAGTCAAGGACGATGGTCGTAGCGATGCCGCATTGATTGCTTTATGGGGTGCAAAACATGGATGACAAAGAAAGAACCACATTGCGTGAACACATCGTTTGGCTTGGCTCGCAACTTGAACAAGAACGCAAACAAAACCAAGAGACAGTTGTATTCCTCAAGCGTATCTTAGACCCTGAAGACTTGGGTCATGCAGTCTCAACAGAAATAAGACAACTCGCCTACCAATTACTCATCAACCATCATCACATCGAAAGAGCATCATGGCAACAAAGCAACTAAACCTCAGAGCATCAGCATCATCTCGCTGGATTGCTTGCCCAGCTTCCGCAATGCTCTCAGCCAAGATGCCCTATGTTGAGGGTGGTGAGGCGGCAAAGACTGGAACTGCAATTCACAAGTTGGCAGAGAAGTGCTTCATCAGCGACTTAGACCCGATGAAGTTTGAGGGCAAGGATGTTGATGGCATCACCATGACTGAGGAGAACTGCGAGTTTGCACTTGAGCATCTGAAAGCTATTTGGGCGATTGAGGATGAGTTGGGTGCTGGAACAGTCACGGTAGAAACATTCCTCCCATACCAAGAGACACAAGTGTGCAAGGTAGGCGGCACAACTGATGTCATTGGTATCTCGAAAGAAAAACGCAAACTCATCATCGCTGACCTCAAGACTGGTCGTGGTTATGTTGACGCTGACAACGATCAACTCAAACTCTACGCCTTGTCAGCCATGAACAACTACAACTTGTTCAAAGACATCTCAACTGTTGAACTCTGGATTGTTCAACCTCATCACGGTGATGTACGCAAACACACAATGACAACGCAAGAGTTGGTGGATTGGGAACATTACATCCTCATCCCTGCCATTGAAAACGCATTGAACCCTGCATACCCACCAGTACCATCAGACTCAGCTTGTCAGTATTGCCCAGCTAAAACAATCTGCCCTGCACAAGCAAACATGGTTGAGGTGGTGAGTTCTGCACCTCCAGTAGCAACACTCACAGAAGAACAAATCAGCACCTTGCTGACCAAGTTTGACATGGTTGAGGACTACATCAAGGCTGTGAGAGAACACGCCTTAAAACGCATGGAATCAGGTGCAGTCATTCAGGGATGGCAACTGCAACCCAAGAGAGCATTGCGTTCATGGATGAATGAATCTGAGGTCATTCCACGACTCTTGTCTCTTGGCTTGAAGATAGAACAGATCGTCAAACAAGAAGTGATAACCCCCGCACAAGCAGAGAAACTGTTACCGAAAGATCAAAAGGCATCTCTAGAACCGTTAACTTCTCGCATATCAAGCGGATTAACGCTTGCAAGAGACAAAGGTTTGACTCAATAATCAGCACCCCGAATCCCCCACCGTGACATCTGTCACATTCTTAAACCGTAAAAAAAGGAAACATCAAATGAACTTAAACCTCTCAAACTCTGGCGGCAATGGCAACTACATCCGCTTCTCTCCACAAGCTAACGCATGGTCTAACCAAGACGGTGAATTTGCTTTTGAGAAATTCGTGTTCGACATTGACAATGTGCAAACTGGTTGGATGCTGATTGCAACTGGTGTCTTTGAATTCGTGGCTGATGACTCGTTGGGTCGTAAAGGCGCACAACCTACACCAGAACATAAGCGTGGCTTCAAGGTCACTTTCTACAACAAGGCAATGGGTGTGGCTGAATGGTCTGCAAATGGTGCAGGGTCTAACATGGGCTTGGAAGGTCTTTACAAACAAGCTGTGGCTCAACGCATTGCAAACCCAGACAAGTTACCTGTCGTGGAGTACAAGGGTTCACGCCCCGAAAAAGTGGGTAAAGGCTCAACACGAGTGCCAATCTTTGAAGTGACAGGTTGGGTAGCAAGACCAGCGGCATTGGCAAACGGTGCAGATGCAGAGCCTGAGTTCTCAGCACCAGCGGCAAAACCAGCACCTACACCAGTTGCCAAACCCGCACCATCACCAGCAATGAGTGATGATGAGATGTTCAGCTAATAACTGCACACTCAACAGCACCAGAGTTTCGGGGGAGACTCTGGTTTTTTTGTCCCATCAAATAATGGTAGGTGAAATGAATGAGTTGGCTCTTTTCGCAGGTGCTGGTGGAGGAATACTTGGAGGCAAACTCCTTGGATGGCGAACAGTCTGTGCAGTTGAATGGGAAGCCTATCCAGCTAGCGTACTGTGCGCCCGACAAAATGATGG